TGAATATTTAGTTACTTTCTTAATTACTACTTTAGGCATTGCAGCTGTAAGTGAAGCAGTTTTACTCTCCTTCTCAGCTTTTAAATTATCAAGTAAGTTCATTGCAGATAAAACATCAAATCTGAGTGGATTATCTTCCTGAATTCTTACTGAATCAAGCAGAAAGTATACATAGTCAAAAAATCTTGGAATATCTTCAAGATTATCTGAATATATAAGTCTGATGTATTTCTTCATTTTCTTCCAAAGAGCATAATTAATCCTTACATCATTCTCACATCTATGCTCATACTCCTGTTGACTTAAATCAGACCAGTTATCAATTTTAACCTTTAGCTCAGGATCATAGGATTCTAAAGAATGTTGCTTTCTATAGTGTCCAAATATCCAGGATAAGGCTAATGTATCAATAGGTCTTCCCACTGGCTTAATACCAAGTATTTTTTCAACAACCCTTTCATCATATAGAACTATATTATGTCCTATTCTTTGAATATTAGGGTCAAGGAAAAATTTCTTCATCTCCTCATAGTCACTGACAGTTATTACTACTGGCTGTCCATCAACCTCTTCAATAGTGTAGGAAAGGCAATGTATTCTAGTAACAGTATCAAGTAGCCCATCAGCTTCTATATCATATACTGCTTCAATCATTTAAGGAATCTCCTTAATTAAAATTGATAGGGGCATTACACCCCTATCATTAAATAAAATCTAGTTTATGAACTGTTCTACATTAAATTCAGCTGAATTCTCAGCAAATCTTGTAAGAAAGTTCATTATATCATTTTTATCACTTAAGTAATATTCTTGAAACTTTTCTACTTTTAATCTCTCCTCTTTGTATTCTCCAGATTTCTTAATAGGAATTGCTTTCCCATTCTCATCAAGTGCATGTAGTAATGCAAAGCACTCCTTCTTTGAAGTGCCAATAATAGCTAACATCCTTTCCGTTGGATCATAAATACCCTCAACATAAGGGCAATCCTTTGAAATAGGCATTAGTGCAAATGTTGGTTTCTCATTTAATGTAGAGTTGACCAACATCATTGATTTATTCACCATATATTTCAGTTTCTGTGGGTAAAATACTTCTAATCTTCACTTTGCATGTCTCTTTCTCAATATCATAAATATCACATAACTGACCACATTCTTTAACTGCTGCAAGCATATCTTCAAAATCATCTTCATGCAAGATTAAATCTCTTGCATAAGCCTCAAAGTATCTATCAGGATTTAAAAATATATTTAAATATTGCTTATTCTCAAGGTTATCGGTTCCTTTAAGAATAGCAGATTTCAGAGTTGGAGAGAGTTCTGAATATCTTCCCAATAGAAAGTTGAAATAATCATCAAGAAGTGGCTTATTTTCAAATGAAAATACATATGCTATTAGCCCATCCTCACATTCAATAAATCTTTTAAAATATGGATTCAATAGAATCCTTTGATTCTCAAAATTTTTGTATCCCTGAGAATCCTGGTACTTAAATACTGCAATTAAGGAGCAATCATATTGATCTATACCTGCTTCTGGCCAGCATATATAGGTGTTTATTGCATTAAAATTGTCAGTTGGTTTAAGTCCAGTAATAGGATATAAAAAGTACTTACTTTTATGAAAGTACTTTGTAAACACTTTTAGGGGTTTAGCCATAAGGTAATCTGCAAATTATAAAACCAGCTTCTTTGTAGCTAGTTCCCAAGGGAGATTAAAATCTCTATTTTCAAAGTGGTAGAGAAGTCTTGGCTCAATCTCAGATGTAAATCTTTCAAGCCATTTGGTTAGCGTGGCCTCTGTAACCTTAAATATATAGTATTGAAGGAAGCTGTCAATTACAATAAAGTTAAATTTGATAGTATAACCTTCATACTGTACAAAATGTTTTTGCACAAGTACTACATACATTAAGGCTTGAATCCAATAATTATAGAATTCAATAGTCTCTTTAAACTCTACAAGAGGCTTTGAAGTGGTTTTAAAGTCATTAATAATAATTTCTTTCTGAATATGGTCAACTACAACGTTGTCAAGAATTCCCTTAAAACCAAAGGGAAATCTTTCCATATCAGCTTGAACAGGAAGCTCATTAAATACTTCAATGTTCTCATTATCATCAAAAGGGTTTGAAGTCTGACCAAGCACCTTTAATACTTCAATGTCATTACGGATTACCTCAACAACATTCTCACAGTATTCATATATTTCATTGTCGATAACTTCTTTACCTTTTGCTTTTAATAAGAAATTCCAGTAATTAATTGCTTCAGGTGTAAGGATTTTGGCAATTCTTCCACTATCCTCTTTTAAGGACTGATGTAGATTGATATCAATAAGTCTTGATAGGATCAGTCCCTCATACTCATGAATATCATCAACATCCTTCACTTTATTTTTGAAGATGAAATCAATCACCTTCTTTGTATTCTCAGGGGGTAAACTTATATCAGATCTGATATAATGCTCTTCAAGTAATGTTGGAGTAAGTAACAAACAATGTATTAACTTACCTTCAATCAAATACTTAGCAGTTTTATCCTCCTTTAATTTGTCAATATATTTATCACTATAAGCTTTTGGAGAAAATAGTAATAAATTTATTGCACTATAAGATAAATAAACCTTCTCATCAAAGAATTTATCTAAATTGGTCCTCATCTCTGATAGGACTTCAGTAACATCAGTCTCCACAATTACAATTTTGAGTGCTTTTGTGATAAAATTTCCCAAGAATATTTCCGTTTGCATATTGCTCAGACTCAAGGGCTCCTAATTTAAAGAGCCATTTTACCTCCGCATATGTGAGGTAGGATTTATTACAACAGAGCTCAAGTATTTCCCTCTTTATAAATGTCTCTGGAGTTGCAGATAATTCCTTACCCCACTCTTCATTCTTTGCAGAACCATAATAAGATTTCCAATCAGATTCCTTAATAGTAACCTTCTTCTTTGACATCCTCTTATCAGGTAATGCAGCAATTGCTCTCTTGGATAATTTCTTGGTGTTTGTGTGGTAAAAAGCCTTTTGGCCTAAGTACTTTTTGCCTGTCTTCAAATTAGTAACTAAATATATGAAGCCATGCAAATTTTCATAATTTGGTAAGTCCTCAATGTTAAGTATTGACTTACCATTAAATACCCAATCCATATTAAACTATTACACTGTCTTCAAGGTATATGACAGGGATTAGTGATTCAGTGTTGACTGCAAGCTCCATGTTGGATGGAGTACCCTGTACAATCTCTTCAACTGTATCTGACCTTATTTCAGAGAGTACAGGAGCAACCATACTAATCAGTTCCCTCTTTATACCTTGAATTGACTTTGATCTAAAAATGAATCTTTGCTCAAATTTCTGTAGAGGATCAGGAGTATATACAATGGTGCCTTTGCACTCATTAACAAACTCCTTTATTACAACTTGCTCCTTCTTATACTCAGCAGAACCAGAGAAAGTCTTATTTACATACATACTTATATCCTCACCAGTAACTTCTTCTCTCTTTAAGAATCTGTTTACTGAGTGAATAAATATGATATTGTCAAAAGGGTTTTCTCCTTTTGCAAAAAAACCTTGGCCAGCATAATAAGTCTCCCTGTTGTATTTTACCTTCTGAATATACCTTGAAAACTTAAGTACTTGAAGAAGCTTTGCCTTTGTAACAGCCCTCCCATCAAAAGTAAATACTGAGTTAACAGGAATTGCAAGAATGTCCTTATGAGTATAAGGATAGTTGAAATTATACATAAAGACTGGCATTTCTCTCATGTAATGAAGTTTCATCACATAACAGGGATCATAGCTGGCTGGTTCTCTGTACTGGTTTCCCCAGGAAAAAGCACCAACAGTGAGCCTTGTATGAAGATTTAAATTATCCATTTTTTGTAAAATTAAAAGGCAAGGTATACTCCCACTTAAATGGAATAACTGCTGGAATATCAGTGAATCTATCTTGAAGGAAGTTGGTATAAAAGCCAACCATATGTCCTGCAATGATAGCTGCAGTATGAGAAGTCTGTCTAAATGTACAGTCTCCTTCATCAACTTCAGCATCATCAAACAGGATATCAGGTCCTTTATACTTCTCAATGGCTTCCTTATTGTCTCCAGTAATACAGAAAATCTGCATAACTGTTGCACTTAATCTGCCATCAATATATAGGCATTTCTCAGGAGTTTCACTCTCTTCAACAACATCAAGCCAGTTTAAAAATGAAGTTTTCCTTGCTTCCATATTGTCAAAACCTGAGATTACAATATCAGAGGAAAGAGTTTTCCTTGTATACTTCTCAGGATTTGGGTAGACAATGGTATCAGGAGAAAACTGTCTTATTAAGCTCTGTAAGGCATCCACTTTCTTCTGTCCAATATTCTGAGCAGTTGCAAAGGCTCCATTCAGATTATGCTCTTCAAAGCTATCCATGTCGTAGGTATGAAGAGTGGCTCCAGTTCTTGCAAGAAGCACTGATACCCAAGAGCTTATACCACCTTGGCCTAAAACCATGACCTCTTTTTTATAAGCTGCTTCAAACCAAGGAGCTCCTTTACTCCTACTATACTGGGCAGGGACTACTTCTACTTCTGACATACAAGTTCCTCCTTCTCTTCTGTAATACCAGCTTTATAACACTCAAGGACTTGTGTTACAAGATCCCAGGAATTTGGAAATACAAGGTTGTATTGATTAATAAACTTAATGGTATCATCAAGCAGCTTTTCCCAGGAAGGATCATCAAAATCAAGAGGCAATCCATCAATTGAAGCTTCCATTTGATCTGCACATGCTTCAAAAGCAACATCAGTAGTATCTTTATCCCCTGATAAGATACCTTCCATTTCCTCAAGCATACTCTCAATAGTCATTCTAAAGGAAGGAAGTACCTTCTTTAAAAAGGATTCAGGAGTATATCCAGTAACAGGTTGTTTAACTGCATACTCATCATCATCAAAATAGCCACCCCAAGCATCGTCAAACAAAGTTTTATGATTTGTAGTTGGAGGGAAAGAGGGAAAACTAGGCATATTTGAAGTCTTCACTACTTTTGCCTCCTCAGCTTTCTTAAGAGTGTTATAGCAATCAATGATTACTTCATCAACAAGAGATTCAGTTTCAACAGTACCTTCATAGAAGCAGACTACTTCTTGTTTTCCAACTCCTGGAACACTAAAGGATTCAGTTTTACCACTAAAGGTCTTATAAGTATAAGTTACAGCTGGTGCTTCAACTTCACCTCTAAATGCAACTCTAAGGTCAAATTGATTTCTATTATTAACTATAAGTGAAATATAGTAATCAAACTGTCCTTCAAGTATCTGTTCCTTAAGGTCTGTATTATCAGTTCCACTATGGAATACACCCATACTATTGTGTGAATGTAATTTACCTGTATAATGGCTCTGAAATTGTGGATTAGCCATAAGAAACTTAACCCATTCCATCTTTGATTCTTGAGTACTATACTCAGTATAAGCTGCAGATCCAAGATTAAGTAGATAGAAATAGTCAGCTGAAATTACAGCATCACCTGCTTCAAAAGACCCAGATTCAATAGTCCATAGAAGTTTACCACTCCACTCCCTAGCTGGCATCTTTGTGCACAACCAAGTCATCTGAGCTTGTAATGTAGGAGAAATCTTCATCCTGACATTCTGAGAAAGTTTTACAAGTGGGACTGCTGTATAGTTTTTCTTTGATATTTCTTTCAATGATTCCACAGCAGTAGTCTGCAAAGGATTTGTTTGCATAAAATTTTATATTTTTAGTAAAAAAGTCCTCATCATAATCTGTTATATGAATTACAATTCTTGAACCTTTAAATAATACATTTGAAGTAAGGGTTGAGCCTGAGAGGTTTCTGTGACTCTGAGCAGAATATATATTACCATCAGCTCCTTTAATACCATAGGCATTTCTATGTCCTGTTGTGGAGGGATTAGATCTAAGCAACTCTCCAAGATACATTTGAAACTCATCAGTATATTGTATTCTTACTCTCCCATAACTTAGATATACATTGAAGTGATTCATACTAAGCCCAGTAAGTATATCCTTTCCAACATAATCTCTCCAATACTGGAAACAGTTGGTATAGTCCATCTTATACAGAACATTTCCTATTCCAATTTTACTGATGTACTTATAAGGAGTTCCTTCAAGAGATTCCCACTTCACAAAGTTGTTAAGATGGTGGCAGAATAAGTTAAGATGATCAGCATCAAACTGCCTTCTTAAACAATTGGAAGTAACTCTGATTGGGCCACTCCCAAAACATAAGTTACCAAGCTCTCCCTGTTCTCCACCACTAAGATGTGAATGGCCATAATATGAAATGTGTTCAATATAGGTTCTGTCACCTCTCATCCCTCTTGTCTGTACAAGCTGAAGATCCTTATTGAAATCAAGAGAAAAATACATTTCAATAATATGATGATTCTGTCCTCTTGAATTACTGATAGTAATGTCAGTATATCTGATTATAGTCCTAATTTCAAGGTAATAATACAGATTTGAACTTAACCAGGATTGTGCATCAAGATTATTCCAACTTGGTCTTCTTGCTGAACTGAATTTTTTTCTTAGGTCTGAAAGATCAGGTTTAAGAAAGTAAACATCCCAGTTTTCTTCAGAGTAGTTAAGAGAGATTACTTCAACAATCTTAAGCCTCATTGCTTCCCTTTTTAATTGAAGTTCAATAAACTTATCTTCAAATACTTCTTCAGGAGTCATACATAAGATTTAAAAAGGGGGATTTCTCCCCCTATAAACTAATAATCATCTTCATCATCATAATTCCAACTGTCATCTTCATAATCCTCTTCTTCAATAGGCTGAGGAACTGATGGACTTCTTAACTGAGAAGCAAGTGCCTGCATTCTTAAAACATCAGGATCAACTGGTTCTGCAGCAGATTTTAAGCCTGCTTCAAGGTTTGTTGTATCCGTTTGTAAAGTGTAGGTATTTGCAATATGTTCTCTAACAAGAGCTTCAATACTTGTTACTTTCTCTAAAATATCCTCAAGGATCCCACCAGATTTAACTCTGTGGTCTCCAATTAAGAATAAAGTAAAGTTACCTGTTGGCAACACTGAGTTTGATGCAACAAATTCGGTATTTGTTCCACCATCAATAGCACTCATACCACTTACTCTAACACCCTGAGCAGATAACTGATCTTTCAGTTCTCCCCAAGTTGAAGCATCAGAGTTAATACTTTGAGGTGCTCCACCAGATTCAACTAATACTTTAATACTTCTTAAACTAGCAACTTCTGCCATGTTATTTTAAAATTTATTGTTTTTAAAAATATTACCCAAGGATTTCATTTGTTGCAGCAATGGTACTTTCAACTGGAGCTTCTTCAATAACAGCATTAGCAATTGTTTCACTGCTAACAACTTCTTCAGTATCATCAATAAGAGTGAAACTGTGGAAGTTTGTCATCTTACCTTTCAGCTTTGGATGCTGCATAATTTGGGTAATTCTTGATGCAGGAAGATCATAATAAGCTTCAAGGCTTTTCTTTGGCTCAGTTGCATCTTTTTCAAGTCTTGTATAACCTGAATCCAATAATCTCAGGATATCTGAGATAAAAACTTCTTTATTCATTTATTAATTTATTTATAATAGGGATAAGAATATTGTAGATTTTCCTGGCTCCATACCTTCTTATATGATCACTTAAGTCTTTCTCACCATAATTCAGGAATATTGGCTCAATGCCATATTTCTCTTTATACTTCATTGCTGATTTAATACCAGCACTATCAACATCAAAAAAGCATAACACCTTTTTGTAGGATTTTAAATCCTGTTTAATTACATTTTCTGGAAGTAAAGTATTCTCTGAATCAGGGGCTTTCAAATCAACATTTAATTTAAATGCTGAAAGGCACATAATATCCTTAAGTGCCTTCATATAAATTAAATAAGATTTGTTCTCAATTTGCTCACTACCTTGAATATATGCTTCAAGTTTAATAAATTTATATTTCTGATTATAAGGTTGATAGATTTTGTAGAGGGTTCCATCTTCCTTAAAATATCCATATAAATATTTTCCAGTAATAGTTACTGCATCATCTCCATTCTGAAGGATGTAATATTCAAGTGGCTTTACATTAAATTTCTTAAGTGTCTTAAATCCAATATGGAATGAATACCAGAACTTTTTATCATCAGTATTCCATTCCCGTAATTCAAAATTTTGTAGCTTATAGTTAGAGGCTACCTTGAAATCTGAAACATTTAATTTACCGTTCTGAAGAATATAAGTATTATAATCTTCAAGTATCCTTGCATAAGCTTGCTTGGCAGTTAAACTATAAAGTTCTTTTACAAGATCAATTGCATCCCCACTTTTCCCAGAAGAAAAATCTTTATACCTTATCTTATTGGAACTTATAAAGAAGTGAAAGGAAGGTGTTTTCTCCTTTGTAAAAGGACTTAAGATCTTCTCACCAAGATCAGTGATACTTTGCTTAAGGTAAAATGAATATATCCAGATTTCAGGTACATCCCCTATTTTGCTAACTAAATTCTTAGTAGTTAGCATTCTCTTGGATTTTAGTTAGCTAAAATGGCAAATCATTATTCAGCTCAGCTTGAGGTACAGCTTCAGCTTTCTTCTCTTTAATAATTAAATCTTCAGAATAAGGCAATGCATCTTCTTCATTTAATGCAAATGGAAATCTTTTTGCCTTATAATCTGGTCTTGCAAGGAATAAATTATATGCTTTATAACCAGCTTTATTGGTATATTCTCTACCAGCAATAGTATAGTAAGCATACAGTTCAGAGCTTACAAATACTTCAGCAGCCTTTTTAATCCAATCTTCAATTGTATCTGCTTCAATAGCATCAATTTGATCAGTAAGACCTAAGGCAAAAGCAAGGTTCTTCATTTCTCTGAGAACTCTTGTTTGATAAGCATTCTGAGGATCTTTTTCAAATGCATATCTCTGAAGATTTACCTGAGCAATCTGCCCTTTATATCTCCCTAAGGATTCATTATCCTTATCAATGAAAAACCCTTCAAATCCTTCACCTAAATCCTGGCCTTCAAGACTTAAGATTACATCAAACTGAGGATTACCTTCTTTTGAAGGCCATCTTGAATCCACTAACTTAATGTCATTAATTTTTGCAAGATGCATTCCAGGTTCTAATACTTTAGGTAGTTTACCTCCACCACCTAACTCTACGTTTTTAGTGCTTAACATAAGTGTTATTATATATTTAAAATCAAAATCAATTAAACCATTTCACCTTCATACTCAAGGACTGCATCTCTTACAAGTTGCAAATCATTTGGAATGAAGTCTTCTTCAAACATCCCCATTGGAGTTTTTGTTGGAGTAAATCCATCAGTTTTAGTTTCAAACCCAAACTGCATACCCTCTTTGGTCTTCCTTGGTCTTGCATAAAGAACTTTATCAAACATGCCTTCCACATTTAATTGGGAATCCACAAGTTTCCCAATAGTCTTTGTTTTTACAACCTTGTTACCAAATTCATCAGTATTAACTTCTGGATGAGTTAAATACCATACAAATAAATCATCTCTGAAATTATCTGGCTTGGTAATTAAGTTCTTAAAATTGAGACCCATACTTGTAAATTTACCGTATCCAGTGTCATTGATTTTCTGAAAGTTCTCTTCAGCCATAATGTAGAATAAATCATCAATGATTAAATTCTTAATCTCAGGCCTCTTATCATTCACATATTGCATAGTCTGTAAAACCAAAGCAGGATCTTTTGAAGCAAACAGGTTCCCAGAAGGGTTTTCTTTGCTCCATGTCTTATATTTACTTCTCCAATGCTTAAATGGTAGAGGTTTATTATTTACATTAATAATAAAAGTCTCAGCAGGATTAAGGTTCATAATGCTGGTTGACTTTCCACTACCGGATGCTGCAAGAATCAATATTCTATTTGCTGCCATACTTATAATTAATTTATTATTTACTTTTAACTAAGGAATTAACCCATCCTTTAAGGGATACAGGTTTATTGTGTAGTATTGCATAAAAATCTCTCAAACTCATATCAGATACTCTTATATCTTCCTGATCACTGAGCATTGCTGCAACTACATCTTCCCTGCCTATAATTACTTCTTCAAATTCCTCAATAGGAACAAAGTAATCTCCAAATTTATCTCCCTTCTGATATACACTAGTGTAGTTATCCGGAGGAGTAAATTTTAATAATTTTCTATTATCACCAGCTGTCCAATCTGAATTCCTAATTTCAACATATAAAATAGGTAGATTAAACTCCTGAGTAAAAATGGAAACCTTTCCTCTAAATTCTTTTTTAATTTCAAAGCTTCTTGCATTGGCTCCAAGTTCCTTTAGGACATCCTGCCAATATTCAAGAGCTTCTGCTTGGGCTGTAGTACGCTCCATTTGAATAATTTAAAATTAAATTCTGTCAATAATTCTCATATTCTTAAAGTCAGCAGTCATCTTTGCAACTGCTTCTTCCCCATCTCTGGTCTTAATAAAATGCCAGTAGATGTCCTCTGGATTAGTACTTAATGCATCCTGAGTATAAGTATTACCTTTAAAATTCAACTTATACGGTGAATTTGTAACCACCACTAAATCAGCTGCATTATACAGTCCATCACCACCTCTCACATCACTCCGTAAGGGATTATTAAGACTACTCTTTGGAGTTCTTCTTAAAGGGTCTTCAATATCTCTATTTAACTGAGATAAGATAACTTGTGTACAAGGGATTTCTTTTTTAAGCTCAATACTTTTCTGAGCAAGATTCTCAAGAAATTCCATTGCACTTTTTTCACTTGAAGATTTTTTAAATAATCCAGTATGATCAGCTATGACTAAGATGGGAACTTTAAGAAAATTGTAAAACCTCTTTACTTCAAGGTAGTATTGCTCAGCAGTCTTAGGATGTTCTACATAGTAAATAGGAAAGCTATTAAGTTCATTTTCAACATAATCTTTAACTCTTACAAGATCAGCTTCACTTAATTTATTTCCATTTGCTGAAAGTAGTGTTCTAACATCAATGCCAAGCCTCCCGATAATATTTCTGATTTGTAAATGCTCAGAAGGCATTTCAAAATTGAATTCTAGTACAGCAAAAGCTTGCATAGGATTCAAATCAAATAATTCCCTTGCAAGTTGTTCTGAAATTAAGGTTTTTCCAGAACCACTTCTTCCACCCCAAAGGATGATTTTATTCCATTCAATACCATCAAGGGTAACTGCATTGAATTTGGACCAAGGTGTTTTTAAAGATGTTATGGTGCCATCTCTTCTTCCACTAATATATTCAAGAGCCTTTAAACCAGCTTTGCCTATATGAGTAAGATTAGGTATTTCCATAAGGAATTGTATACATATTATAGTCAAAAAATCTTTATAATCCAAAGATTATAATACTCTAATATGACTGGGTGATTCCTCCTCATTTTCACCCTCCATGATTGCATCACATGCAGTGGCCAGACCAGATGTAATAACTTTATTTTTATCCTCCTTCTTTATAAAATATTTTGAAGTTTGCATGTACATAAAGCCCTCTCCAAAGCTTTCAACATACTCTTTAGTTGCTTGTAGTATTACATCCCAACCATATTCAGGGTAAGTTTCAAAGAACCAACTGAAATTGGTAAGTAATTCTTTAATATTATCTCTTGCATATTTCCCAGAAGGGAGTTTACCCTTTGGAAACAGCTCTCTATACTCATTAATTCTTTGTAAGTGCTCATCACCAAGTTGAAATCTTCTCTTCCTGGTAACTTTCTTACTAAAAGTTGATTCAACATCATCAAGTAATGCTTCAGCTTTCTTTGTAAGATGATTTTGCTCATCAAGCCAGCCACTATTTTTAAGAATTCTTAATTCAACCTGAGTATTTAGATAAAGAGCTTGAACACTTTCCTGTAAACTAAGAAGCAGATAATACTGATTTGGAGTAATACCATTTTTAATCAGGTAATTAATCCACTCTTTTATCATTAATTAAAATTTAAATGCTTCCATAGTGTATTTAAAGGGGTTTCCTTCAATATTTTTCACAGCAGCAACCATATCTCTTGCTACATAGGCTATCTCTCTTTGAGCTGCTGAGTCATCTCTTAGAGTAACAAAGTTGTAGAAGCAAGACATATTCATCATCACACTCAGATTAATCTGAGAGTTCATAGTCTTAAAGAACCTTGCTGACTCCTTTGCCCTTTTTCTACCAAGTACAGGCTCAATCTGCTTTAAAGCTTCATGATAGAGCTCATTTGTCATAATAGAAGTTCTTTCAAGTACTTCCGCCCATGTTTCACAATCATAGAAGGTCAATCCCCACTCATCACTGATGTTTTCTTTATTAAAAGGTATAACCTTCCAATCCTCAGGGATGTAGAAATTATCACTTTTGAGTTCCATATACCTTGCACTCTCACCATTTACTGCTGCAAGCCTATGTTTAATAGTCTGAATGTGGGAAGCTTGTTCAACAAGGATATTAAATTCAGCTAACCCCCTCTCAAAGGGAGTATTTCCACTAATACAAGTTTGCCCATTCCTTCTGACCATAATTAGGCCAGTGGATACGGTTACACAGTAAACTTTACCCTTATACATTTTCCATTCCTCCTGGGAATTCTTAGATTTCCTAGAAGGCTGGTTTATAACTTCAGGAGAAATTCTAGTACTATATACTAATCTGTAGAGAGGAACTGTATTTTGAACTATACTACTCTCAGTGAATACAAACTCATTTAAGCACGCTAATGTTTTGAGCTGCTCTTTCAAAATAGAAGAAGTTGTATGATATACCCAAGTAGCCCTTTTGATAGAGCCATCTGAATTTTTCAAACCCTCTAAAAGGTTAATAACATCTTCTTTAGAGTATTCCATAAAATTGTCAGGTAGCTTTTTATTTTTATTACAGTAACAATTCTCTCTCAGGAATACACCCAACTCTTTGTCTCTAATTATAAAGCTATTATGAGCCTGCTCTAAGACTTTATAACCAAGAGACTTCAAGTACTCAATTTTTCTGCTTTTCTTTAGATGAAATTTTATGTCATTTGTCACAGTAATATAACCATCCCCAATGAAAAATCCTAATAACTTTGCAAAGTTGCCACCCATAAGATTAGTCGTATTAGGATTTTTTGCAGACTTTAAATATTTAACAGTTTTTCCCTCTAATTCTTCAACAGTTTTTACTTCAAATTTCTTACCATAAGTTTTATTATGAGTAGTTGACACAAACATCCTATGCCCTTTGGTGACAGCAAGGTCTAATTGTTGTCCTCTTACATAGTACATAGGCTCATCATAGTCAAACTCCACAATTTCTGAAGGAACTTCAAACCTAAAGATATGAGTCCCTGGATCAATAGAACAGACTTCATCTGTTGACTTTAAATTAGAGAAGAGTTTCCATCCGTCTGAAGTTAAAACTTCTGTCTCCCTATCATAACATTTATGAGGTTTACCACTACCATTGTTCCAAAGCTTATTTACAATGAGATCTTTAATCTGCTCATCAGATTTAAGATTAACATCAGCTTGAGTTGATACCCATGCTGCTCTTGCAATAGCTCTATCACCTCCATACCAGTCAATAAGTTCAACTTTATTTTTATTATCCATATATTTTGTGGAATTAAATAGTTTTAGTATATTATATTAGAACTAACACTTAACCCTTGTCCTATTAGGGTATCAATAGGTCATTTCATATGAAAAATTTCTCAATCTTACCAGGATTCTGGAGAAGTACCTCTGACAAAGTAGTTGGAGGCCTTGATTTAAAGAAGGCTGTTAAATACATCCTTAAATCTTTAAATGTTTCATACTCAGACACTTGCTGTGGAGATTCCTTTACAGGTTCTGCAGCTGTAACAATTCCTGCAGCTACCACTGCTGCTGTTGGAGGTGTTAAGAAAGCTGCTGCTATTACTGCTACAGCACCTGTGGCTGCTGCTGGAGCTACTCCAACTAAAGCAGAATATGATGCCCTTGTAGCTTATGTAAATGAGTTGAAAGCCAAACTAACAGCTGCTGGCTCAGCTACTTAATTAATCTAATAACCAAATTCAATGAAGGCTAAAGTAATGAAGCCCAATAGTTCTGTAAATATTTCTATTGGCAATGGATACCTTGATAGTCTACAGAAATCTGTAGCATATTTCTCTAATTTGATGCCTCCTGAAGAAAGGCAGCAGCAAATTGAGTTAATGGGCTCAGGAGGTGAGCTATCTGAAGGTGGAATCCATTTTAAAACACTGCTTATCTTACTTCAAACTATTGAAAATAAAGTAATTAGTGAAAACCTCATTGATGAGGTTGATATAGATTAATTAATCCCTCTCTTTTCAATCCCTTGCAGCAATAGGTCCTCTATTGATTCTCTGTAAGGGATTTCTTTTTAAATTCAGCTGCATAATCCATTAAAATGGCTTGCATTTTATCCCTGCCAACAGGATTCATTGTGATAAGAATCCAATAAGGTAGTTGAAGGCTATGCTTTTTACAATATTCAACTAACCATTCAGCTGCTTTTGCACCAGTTGGTTCAGTATGATTTACTTCATTTTCCTCCTGCCACTTTTTTGATGCTTCATAATCATTCCAATACTCTGAAGGAGTATAATGTTCAGAGCTTAAATCATGGTCTAAGGCAACCATAAAAGGAAGGCCTTTATCTTCAATATAAGATACAAAGTCAGCATAGTTCCTGACTACAATCCAAGGCAAGGTGCTGAATTTAGGTGTTGTGTGCATGTATGAGTCAACATCTGTTGGTACTCTTACATCATCCAACATTAAATAGTAATCTCCCATTAAATTAAGTTTAAATTAGTGTCTTTTGTAAGTTGATAACAAGCTTCAATAGCCAGTATCAACTCTTCCTTTGAACAATCTCCAAAGGATTTACAATCAAAGAATTCATTTCCTTCAATAGTTCTTGTAATACATAAACCTGCCTTATATTTAATAAGGCATTTTACATCCTCAAAGGAGCTTCCAATATGTATGGATAGCTCCTTTATCATTGCATGAACTTTTGCAAGCTGAGCAAGGGTATTGGAAATATCAAGTACTTCCATATATACTTGAATCTTCTGCCCTTCTTCAATAGAATCTTTGAATTTATCAAAAGAGGCTTCTCCAGCAGCTGTTGTATAGCCAAGCTTATTACCTCTTTTAATCAATTTTGCTTCAAATACCATTATATAGCATTTAATTTTTTAAATAAGTATCAAGACTCATCCATTCAATCTTATCCTGATCAAATCCAGATAATGCCTTCTCTGTCCATACTGCTTCAATAGTATCCTTTGCACATAAGATTATCATAGTTCCAATTTGATGAACATCAAGTCTTTGCAACCTTCCCCTAATTTGCTCAGCTGTTGTTGCTGAAGCATCAAGATGAGTAATTATTGAGTAATTAAGCCCCTTTA